AGTTACTTCTTCTTCGGAAACATATCGAGGGCCCTGTCGATCTACCCACATAAATTTTGGTCGATTAGTCATAACAGTTGTGCTTTAAGACGTTCTCTGATTTCTACCAGCTCTATTATAACCCGATCATAAGTCTCGGAATTATAAGCTGGGATTAAACTGTCTTTGGCTACCTTTGTAGCGGCGAATTCTTGTTCTGTTGTAACTTCTTCAATCCTTTCATCAATTACAAGATCAATCTGAGCTCCTACATCGTCCTTAATATTTTTATCCAGAAAATCGCTGGCTTCGCCTAGCCCGAGTCGGGTTGCTATTATCTTAAGCATTATCAGCTGTTCCAGAGCGGATTTCGGATTTACCGGCTGCTGCGGGATAGTTTCTAAGATGCCATAGAACCTTTCTGCAATGCTTTCCATCTTAATGACTTCCATCATATTCCTCACTAAAAAACTGGCGGATAGTTTCCTCTGCATCCTCTTCGCCTAGTTCTTGGACTTGGAAAGCACTAAGCTTTTCTTCCTGTTCGGTTCGAAGGGTAACTGTCGTCTCTGTTCTCTTGGCCTCTGCCGCCTTAGCTTTTTGTCGAATCGTACGACCCATTTCCTTGTTCCTACGAGCTTGACGATTTTCGCTCGCGATCCTCCCTTTCTTTCGAGCTTTCGACTTAAAGAGCCCAATAATTATCGCTCCAAAACCGATCAGTATGGATCCAAAAATAATTAGAGTTGAAAATTCTGAGATCAAGGATAACATTAGTCCACCTTTCGGAGTTCAAACCGGAGATTGTTGTTGATGTGTAGGGAGATGCCGAACTGTTCCTCGGCCCAGTTACAATTTTCTATGTCCCAACTAGTCAGGACAGTGTAATCAGGATGGTAGGGAAGGCCTTCGAAAACCGCATGCAACTGGCCGTCAAGCATCCGAGCAGGTTTCCAATCGGATGTAGTCTCCTTGCCCTTTTTGTCGAGGGTAACAACTCGAGCTTGGATTTCATCGCGTTCGATCATCTCTTCGATCTGGTCGCTTGTCTTCTCTGAGAAATTCATATAACACCTTTTCTATCTGTTACAGAGAATTCTATCCCAGAAAACTGGAGATGTCAACCCCCAGAAAAGAGGTGGATTTTAAGTCTTTTAGTAAGGATCGAAGGAATCTACAGGCCTATAATTTTCCATTGAGTCCTCATCGGGCACAAGCATTGGGGTTGGTAGGGATTCTTCCTCGTCCTCGCCCATCAGATCCTCTTCTGAGTTAATCCCGTAGAGCCTATCAAAGGCTTCGATATCATAATCTGCCGCGACCCGAGTAACTCGAAGCATAACCAAGATGGCAGCAATCAAGTCATCGGTAGCACCAATTCTAGCTTGGAATCCAGCAGCTTTCCTAATATAGAATTTAAGCTCTGTAATTAATTCTTTGCTTCGGATTAAAATCTTGGGTCTAGCAATATCTAATAAGTTTTTCAGTTCCATACAGGCAGATAGCTTATGTCTATTAGACGTGTTTAGTCCTCGGACACTCTTACCCCTATCATGAATCATAGTTCCCGGAATATCTTCGTCGATCATGTTTTCTAATTGCATTAAGGAAGCAATTACTCCTTCCCCAACTCCATTATTCTCAACACTATAGAAGGAATCTCCGCCGGCTTTATCAATCTGCTTTAGGAGCCAAACTAATTTTCCAGTGAAGGCTGGCGTAGCAACAGTATTGTCTTTAAACTCAGCAACTTGTTCTAGCTCTGGGAACGTGAAACATTGAATAGTACTATAATCCCCGCCAGTTCCCGTTCCAACATCAACCCCAACTACGTAGACCTTTCCGTCCTTAAAAGGTTCCCACAGCTTAAAGCCATTCCGTTCTCCTTGGATTTTAGTAGCCTTCATCCCGATTAAACGGATTCCAGAGATTAAAGATTCTTGAGCACTTAAGAATTCATTACCATATTCTTGGCGCCATTTAAGTTCCCCGATCTTGGCACTCATCTGACGTTTATATTCTTCATCTCGATCAGGATGTTCCCACCAGTCAACTTGGGTAGCATAGAACCCATTGGTCTTGCTAATAGCTCCAACCCAAATCGATGAAAAAGTATCTTCATCACCATTAGGCGTACTTGTGATAATACAATCTCCACCAGCAGACAGGGTTGGTATAATAGAAGACCAGAAAGCATCAGCAATTCCAGGCGGAACGAACGCAAACTCATCAAGATATAGAATTGTGATAGCTTGACCTCGACCAGTGTTTTCGGTTGTTGCTTCAGCTGAAATAGCAGAATTGTTATCAAAAACGATAGAGTGTTTAGAATATTCTCTAACCCCAGGACGAAGCCAATCAGGTAGGCCCTCGTAGGCATATCTAATCTTACCTACAATATCCATAGCGTCTGAGTTTCTACGAGATGTGATTAGAATTTCGGAATTAAATCGGAAAATTGCATACCATAGTAAATAACATGCAGATGTGACAGTCTTTCCGATCTGACGACTTGTTAGAACAACATTCCAACGGTGAGAAAGATATCCTCTAATAATTCGTTTTTGAAAATCATACATGATAAAGGGAATATCTCCCCTGATCGGATGTTGAATACGAACGTAATTTTCAATGAAATAGACAGGATCTTCGGAGCATTTCTTTAGCTCCAGAAGCATTTCGGAGGTGTATTCGGTTTGTACGCCAGGGCTTTTAATTAGCTTGGCATTATGTGATGCTAGGTTTTGTCCCATTTCAGTCTCCTTACTGCTGAGGTCTCAGGCTTATTGCCATCTTGGATGGTAGTGTGTTTATTTATCCTTTTCTTCTGTGGGATCCAGTTCCATTTCTAACTCTTCTTCCGCTTCGATTTCAACAACTGCTTTCATTTTATGTGGTTTATTTTCAAATAGCTGCCGAAGAATATCATTTCTATCTGCTATTAAAATATTATTAGTAGTCTTTCCTGCAACCCGGCCCAACTTAGCATTGGAAAGAATAACTTTGTCCTTATGTTCAGTTTGTCGGTTACGAAGTTTAAGTGCCTCTATAGCCGAATCTAAAAACATTTTAGCAACTTCCATGTTTCGAGCTGCGAATCGTGGTTCCACAATCCCGGCATTATTAACTTGTTCTTCAAACGCCATCATGGCTCTTTCATAAACATCCGTTAAAGACTGGTCAATCGGAAGCTTATCTTCATTGGTATCAGTTATTATAGAAAGCTCTTTAGTCCTATCATCTGGTGGTGGAACTAGATCTAGAGCACGTTCTAAATTGGTTTGGTCTTGGTCTGGCATAAATAATATTGTCCTATGGATTAACTATCTATTTATACCTCAAAATATGAAAATTGCAGACAAAGATGATTTAAACAAGGGCCTATCTGGAATAACCCACGAAGGCCGTCGAGCGGCCTTAAAGACTATTAAGGAGGTTCGAGATAACGGTGTTCTGGTTTATACCAAAGCAAAGAAACTCAAAGGGTTTCAACTTGGCGGAGAATCCAAGGAAGGTCCAATGCTATATACGGGGGAGGTGGTTATCTATTCCCTTCATACTACTCCAGAACTAATCTTTAGCGGAATGATTGTAGATATAGTTGAGGTAAAAGTTTCCAGAGGAACCACTAGAGGGGAACAGCTACATGAGCTGGGGGTAGAAACCCAGTGGCTCCTAATAGTTAAACGTTTGGGTGTTCCTGATTTCTATGATATAATAGATCAATTTGGAATTGGTTCTCAGATTCGGTTTATTATGGATGCTTTATCTGGAGAAGCTCATGAAATCCGAGGATCCTCTATTCCATTCGAGCAATTAGTAGAAGTCTTAAGTGGTGGTTGTATAGATGCTGATCAGATCGTAAAAGAGATCATTGGTAGAGTCTTAATATATAACCGGAACCTGACCGAAGCCGTAGAAGAGCTTGAAGACGAAGCCCCTAAATGGCTCCATTAAATCCCCAAATCCTATTGTTCTTTTTCTCCAGAATAGATATAATAGTAATTCCTTAAGTCCTTGGAGCATTAGCCGTTGCCGATCATTGAATACAAATGTAAAGCTTGTAAGCATCAGTTCGAGAATATTCAGAAATTTAGTGAACCTGATCTTCAGAAATGCCCCCAGTGTAAAAAGAAAAAACTAAAAAAACTATTGGGAATTCCGGCCCGCACCACTATAAAAGGTGGGACCCCTCGTTTTCATAAATAATGCTTATCGTAACTGCGACTACCCCAACTCCTCCTTACACTGACGAAATCCCCTTCTGGAAAGAGTCTCTAGAGAAATCTGGATATGATCAGTATCATATTGGTGTCTTGCCTGATACTGGAAACTGGATGCAGAATTGTCTTAGTAAATCTCTTTACATGTGGAAGACTTACCAAGACAATCCAGGCTTGTTATGGTTGGATATTGACTGTAGGGTAAAAGGGAAATTAGATTTCATATACCAAAACTATGATTATGATTTTTTGTGCTATGAACGAAAAGAATGCAGAATTCATCGCCGGGGTTGGTGGTTAAACGCAGGCGTCATATATTTTGGTCCAGGTGAAGCAGCGGCTCGGCTATTAGAAGACTGGGCTAGGAGATGTCAAGAAGCAGATCCCAATGTTTGGATGATAGAACAGAATGCTTTGGCTGATGCTTATTACGCCTCTCACCCTAAACCAAAATTCCTTTCCTTACCTAAAAGTTACAACTGTGATTGGGATGATGCAGAAGCTGATAGGGCAGTAATCATCCAAGAAAAAAGTTCTAGAAAATATAAAGGGATTATTGATTCCGGTGTTCCTCAACACGGGATTGAAGGTCCGATAACAATTGATGAAGCCCGGAAATTGGGCACTCGAGAATTTACATGAGAATTCATTTTGTAAAAACTTCTAATACCAGCATGGCGTCTATGAGATATCGGATTATGGCTCCGGGTATAGCTTTGGGAAAACGAGGGCATGAAGTTAAAATAGTAGATAAGCTGTCTGGCTACGGAGAACCTATTCCGGATTGGTTAATTTTTAGCAAACATTTTAATAAGGCCCGAGACCTTGATATGGCCTATAGATCTAAAGATCGAGGACAGAAGATTGTTTTTGATATCTGTGATAACCATTTTCAAAATCAATCGCATGGTCGTTATTATGGAACTATGACTGAGCTAGCTGATGTCGTTACTTGTAATACTCCAGTTATGAAAGAAGTAATTAAAGATCAAACGAAGGTAGATGCTATTGTGGTAGATGATCCATATGATTTAGAAGAAAGAGAAGCCAAGTTTATTCCTAATCAAGATCCGATCCGAATTTTGTGGTACGGTCACTTTACTAATTTAGATACTCTACATCCTTTAATTATACAATTAAACCAGTTAACAGAACAGATAGAGCTAGTAGTGATTAGTAATCATGCTGCTATGTCAAATAATACAGCTGGGAATTGTAGAATTAGTTATGAAAGCTGGTCGACAGGTACTATGAGGAGATGGTTAGATTGGTGTAATTTTATCACTATTCCTACTATCCTGGGTGATCCTAAGAAAATGACTAAGAGCCATAATCGAGTTACTGATGGAATACGATCAGGAAGATTTGTCTTGGCTCATCCTCTACCAAGCTATGAAAGATATAGAGATAAGTATGCTTGGGTAGGAGAAGATTTAGCAGACGGAATTGTCTGGGCCGATGAAAATCCAGACCTGGCCTTGTCTTATATTAAAGAGGGCCAAGAATACATTCGAGAGAATTTGTCTCCGGATAAAATTGCACAACAATGGGAGAAAGCCCTTGGGCGATAAAAATCAAATAGCGTTATTAAAACACATCGTGCCGGCATTTAATGGTCCTATCTTAGAGATCGGGAGCCGGGTAGAATCATCTAATACCACACAATATCAATCTTTATTTCCGGGCAATGAATACGTTGGAGTTGATATGCAGGAAGGAGCTAATGTGGATTTTGTTATTGATCTAACTGAAGGAACGGGAGAACTAAAAGAGGATTATTTTGAATTGATCATCTGTGCCTCTGTTTTAGAACATGTTAAATACCCATGGCTCTTTGCAGCTAACATAATTAAATTACTTAAGCCGGGCGGTCTTTTATATATGTCAGTTCCCTGGATCTGGCGATACCACATGTACCCAGATGATTACTTTAGATATTCTCCAGCAGCTATAAAAGAGGTCTTATTTCCTGATCTGAAATGGGGTAAGTTTTATGGTTCTCTACGCCCAACCGATAGTGAAGGCTTTTTTGAAATTATAAACTTTAAAGGCTTCGACACTACCTTAGGAAACGAATTTGGATTATCTTATCGTAATGGCCTTAAGCCAATGATGATTAGCTCTCTGGGAGTTAAATGGGTAGATAAGGTATGGAAGTATAATATTGATGAAGGAGAGGAAAATGTATCAGGAAACGAGTGATATATTAGCAGGTAAGATTAAACTTAATCTAGGCTGTGGTAATAAGATTTTACCAGGCTATATTAATGTTGACGCCCAAGAAGAAATTAAAGGCATGAAACCAAATCTGGTTCATGATATAACCGATTTAAAAGATAAGTTTGCTGATAACTCAATAGATGAGATCTTAACGGTTCACGTGATCGAACATTTCTACTATTGGTATCTACACGATATTTTAGGAGAATGGAAAAGAATATTAAAACCTGGGGCTGTAATGATTACAGAAACTCCTAATTTACTATATGCCTGTCAGCAGATTATCAACAATCCATATAAAGCAGCTTTGCCAGACGGTCAAACAAGTACTTGGGTTCTTTATGGAAATCCTTACGAGAAGAGTGAGTTAGATTGTCATCATTGGTGTTTTACTCCTCAGACTTTGAGCCAGTTATTTGCGGAAGCTGGATTTACTAATATTAGACAGGAAGCAGCTCAGTTTAAGCTGAGAGAGCCACGAGACTTTAGAATTGTTTGTGAAAAACCACTTGGAGAATAAAAATGCCTAAAAGAATTTTAATAACTGGTGGGGCTGGATTTATTGGTCACCACCTCATTGGAGAAGTTTTAGCTAGAACAGATTGGGAAATTGTTACCCTAGATCGGTTGGACCTTTCTGGTAACTTAAATCGGATCGACGAGGTTCTTAATCAAAACCCGCCTGGAGAATCATGGGCTAGAAGAGTAAAGGTGGTTTGGCACGATTTAAAAGCACCTATTAATGAACAGATTGCTCATGCTATTGGTGATATCAATTTTGTAGTCCATATGGCTGCCGGTTCCCACGTTGATCGAAGTATCGACTACCCAATGGAATTCGTCATGGATAATGTTGTTGGTACTGCCAATCTCTTAGATTATTTTAAAGGAGAACCGACTGCTACTAGACCTCGAGAATATTCTCGGGTTGTGAAGAATCTAGAATTCTTCTTGTACTTTAGTACAGATGAAGTTTTTGGTCCAGCCCCAGAAGAAGTACACTATAAAGAATGGGATCGCTACCATTCAGGTAATCCTTATGCGGCCACTAAGGCAGGTGCAGAAGAACTTTGCTTGGCCTATCAGAATACTTATAAAATGCCAATCTCTATCACTCACACTATGAATGTTATTGGTACTCGGCAACATCCAGAGAAATTTGTTCCTAAAGTCACTCGTAAAGTTAGGGATGGAGAATTAGTTACTATCCATGCCAATAAGGATTGTACTAAGGCAGGGAGCAGGCATTACATTGATGCTCGTGACGTGGTTGATGCAGTTTTATTTTTAATAAACAAGTCAGCTGATCTAGAGCCTGGCGATAAGTATAATATTGTTGGGGAGAGGGAAATGGATAATCTGGAACTAGCTCAGACTATTGCTAAGGGAGTTGGTAAAGAACTAAAATATGAATTAGTGGATTTCCACTCAGCTCGGCCTGGGCATGATCTTCGTTACGCTTTGGATGGCAGCAAAATGAAGGCCATGGGTTGGGAACCTAAAGCCCCAATTGATGTTCGGCTAGGTGAAATCGTAGAATGGACTTTAGAGAATGAAGATCGTTGGCTATTTACACCAACAGCGGAACAAAAATAGCTGCTAAGAATCCTACAATTAGAAACACCCACCAAGGGATATACTCGGTAATAAACTTCATAATGTTACCGAGTATTTTTATGACGGCTAAGCCTTCATCGAATTGATCGTCGTCGCCGCTCATTTTTCCATCTCTTATAAAAATCAAGTAAGGGACTTGGATTATACTTAGCTCCGATAATAATTGGAGTCTCCTGAGTAGTTATGAAAGCCATAAAAGAAAAAAGTTCATCTCTTGTTTCTTCATTAAGCTCTTTACCAGTTCCGACTAAATCAAAAAATTCATCTAAATCGCTCATTTCATTATCTGCTTTAGTTCTTTTATTGTTTTAGCTGCAGAGATATGGAGAATTCCTATTCCGCCGGCAGTAATCCAATCCCGGACGTTATCATCTCGATCATCGATTAGGATATGGCTAGGTCCCGCAAACCTCTTCTTACTCTTAGACGAAGTAGTAATGACCTTTACATTTTTAGATAGATTCCTTCTAACCCATGACACTTTATTCTTAGCAGATTCCTCTCTGTTACTGCTAGGAAGACCCGTTAAGATTTTTAAATCGCTTCCCTTTAGAAACTGCCAAAGCCGATCCGCATCTTTTGTCTTTTTGAGTTTCAAGAAGAATTCTTTCCCACCATCACCTTTCTGAAGAGCTATAAAGACCTCAGCGGGGGAGGCAGTAGTAGGAAGGCCTAAGATTTCTCTTATGCCTCTTTTAAAATCAGCCATTACTCCGTCTAGATCTAAGAAGATCTTAAAGTCTCTTTTTGCCACTTCGTTTAACCTCATTTTCCAAATAAGTCCTTTTCAGTTAATACTACAAACTCAAATTCGTTTTGATCACAAAGAGCTTTAGTAGCTTCCCACTTAGCTTGATTCTTTAGATAAACCATATCTTGATATGCTTTAGATTTAGCTTTCTTAGCTGTTCCAGGCAAACATTCCCTTAGTGGTTTGATCTCAATAACTCTTTTAACTATTCCCTTGGGTGTTTTATATTCTACCACAAAATCTGGATAATAGCGATGCTTCCTCCCGTCTACTGGACTAATATATGGAATCGCTAATGACTCACTAGCCCAACGATAGACTCTAGGATCCAAATCTAATTTTGCCATGAAGAATAGTTCCCAAGAGCTGCGAGAAAGAATTGGAAATTTTCCAATATATTTTTTTGGATTCTTAGGGGTAAATTCTTGGATGGCCATTAGAAGAACTTGGCTAATTTAGAAGCTTGCTCAGCAATCGAAGGAGCAGATAATAGAACAGTTCCAACATTAGTTACTGTAGCTGGGCCAGAGATTTGGTCATTCCTACCTAACTGAGTTGGACCGCGAATATCTTGAGGTCCTAGAGCATCATTAGTTGTGTTAAATAGTCCTATTCCAGTAGTTACAATCTGACCTGGTGTACCAAGGGCTCCAAATACACTAGTTCCTAGCCTACCAATTGCAAAGGGATCTTGGCCTCTAGTAGCTCTTAGAATTGCTCTAGGTATTCTGGCATCAATAGTAGAAAAAGGAGCGAAGAGATCAATCAATCCATCTAATGGAAAGTCAGATCGATCTGGGTAGGCATTTTTATCCAATTCAATTACAACATTCTTAAAGTTGAATCTAACTACAAATCCACTTAGAACATCGTCATCAGTAGCATGCTTATCTAAATCGAAG